GAGATGATATATGGTAAGGGTTTAGATGCTACTGACAGCAATAGAAAGCCTGATGCATACGCACAAGCTATTACACTACTACACAAAGATTGTACACGTAAACTATGTGCAGACCTTAAACTGTTTGGTCAATGTAGTATGCAAGTAATTTACAGTAAGGATAGGAAAAAGATAGCAAGGGTTGAGCATATACCTGTTGAACAACTAGCTGCTGAAAAGTGTAACGACAAAGGAGAAATAGAAGCATATTACTACTCTAGTGATTGGGCTAAATACAACCGTATTAACCAAGTAAAGCGCATACCTGCTTTTGGTATGAGTAATGAAGCTATTGAGATTGTGTACGTTAAACCTTACAGAGCAGGATACAAGTACTATGCTACCCCTGACTATCAAGGTGGGTTGCAATATGCAGATTTAGAAGAAGAAATATCTAACTTTCATATAAATAACATACAATCAGGACTATCTCCTAGTATGCTTATTAACTTTAATTCAGGCACACCTAGTGCAGAAGAAAGGGAGATGATTGAAAGACGTATATATGATAAGTTTTCAGGTAGTAGTAATGCAGGTAAGTTTATACTATCGTTTAACGACAGCCCTGAAACAGCAGCCACAATAGACCCTGTACAATTAAGTGATGCGCACAACCAATATCAGTTTTTAAGTGATGAGAGCAGTCGTAAGATACTTGTATCCCACAGGGTAGTTAGTCCTATGCTTTTAGGAATTAAAGACAATACAGGGCTTGGAAACAACGCGGAGGAGTTAAAGACTGCATCTATACTAATGGATAACACCGTTATTAGACCATTTCAGAACTTACTACTAGAAGCATTTGACAAGATACTAGCTTTTAATGGTATATCACTTAATCTATACTTTAAAACACTACAACCTTTAGAGTTTACAGAGATTGACAATGACCTTGTTGATGATGAAACACAAGAAGAAGAAACAGGTGTAAAGTTAGCTAGTGATTTAGATAAGTTTGTAGACACAGATATTGCTGATGCACTAATAGACTTAGGGCAAGATGAAGAAGAACTACTAAAGGACTTTGAGGTTATAGACGAACAAGAAGTAGACTATGAAAATGACGATGACCTAAACCAAAAGATTAAAGAGTTAAACGAGCAAACTAATTTAGCTAGTACAGGTAGTGCAAAGCCATATCAAGACAGTAAGCAAGATGGTAAGTCTAAACAAAAAGGTCAAGAGGAGAAAACATATTTAGTTAGATATATGTACAATCCTGCAAAGACTAAAGGCAATAGTAGAGAGTTTTGCAAAAAAATGGTAAGTGCTAAAAAAGTATATCGTAAAGAAGATATTACTGATATGACAAGTAAAGTTGTTAATGCAGGTTTTGGCAAAGGTGGTGCTGACACATATTCTGTATGGTTATATAAAGGCGGAGCGAGATGTAACCACAAATGGTTTAGACGTATTTACGCACGTAAGGAAGGAAGTAAAAGTTTAGGTAGTGTAATCAGCACAACAGAAGCTAAAAGTCAAGGATTTAAGCCTGAAACTAACGCACAAAAAGTACCTGTTGCACCAAAGGATATGAAGTACAAAGGCTATACAGCAGCGTATTGGAACAAAATGGGATTTAAAAACTAGATATGGCAACTGCATTATTTATAAACAGAACCGACCTTGTAAAGAATAGCATCCTAGATGGTAATGTAGATACTGATAAGTTTATACAGTTTATCAAGATAGCCCAAGAGATACACGTAAGAAACTATACAGGTACTAAACTATACGATAAGTTACAATCTGACATAATAGGTGGTACACTAACAGGAGATTACAAGACAATAGTTGATGAATATCTTGCGCCAATGCTTATTCATTTTGCAATGGTAGAATATTTACCATATTCAGCTTATCAGTTAAAGAATGGTGGGCTATTTAAGCACTCTAGCGAGAACGCAGAAACACCAAGTAAGGATGAAGTAGACTTCCTTATACAAAAGGAAAGAAACCTAGCAGAATATTACACAACTAGATTTATAGACCATATGTCTTTTAATAGTAATTTATATCCTGAATATGAAAATAATTCAGATGATGATATATATCCTGATAAAGATAGTCTATTTAATGGGTGGGTTTTATGAGAATGTACAAACCAAAAGAGAAAAATATAATAAAATTAAAGAGTTTTTTGAATGGGAACAACACTAGAAGGAAAGCAAATAAATCAAACGTATCAGGGTTTACTAAAAACAACTGATAACGCTGAAGTAAGTGGTACAGCTAAAGAAATTACTGATGGTAAAGGTAATGGCACAGGTGTTACTTTAGACAATGCAGGTAATGTAACAGCTACATCTTTTACAGGTGATGGTTCAGGTCTTACTAATTTGCCTAGTGGTGCTGTATCTAGTGTAAACACACAAACAGGAGCAGTTGTTCTTGACACAGATGATATTGGAGAAGGTACTTCTAATCTCTACTATACAGATGCTAGAGTAAGCGCAAATAGTGCAGTAGCTGCCAACACAGCAAAGACAGGTATAACCACTACACAGGCTGATGATATAGTTGCTAATAATGCCAAAGTAACTCGCAGACCAATTACAGCAGGTGGCAATACTTTAGAAACATCAGAAAGTCTTACGCTCACAGCAGGTAGTAATGTTACAATCACAGAAGCAGCAGGTACTGTTACTATTGCCTCAACAGGTGGTGGTGGAAGTGTTGATTTAGGTACATCTACAACAACAACTTCTGTTACAGTAACAAATTCAGGTGGTACAGATGCTACTATAAGCGAAGCAAGTAGTTCAGCAGCAGGTGTTATGTCTACTGCACATCACGATAAACTTGATGGTATAGCAGCAGGAGCAGAAGTAAACCCAACAAACACAGATGGATTAACAGAGGGTTCTAGTAACCTTTATTATACAGACGCAAGAGTATCTGCAAATACTGATGTAACAGCTAACACAGCTAAAGTAACACGTAGACCTGTTGTAGCAGGTGGAAATACACTTGATACTTCTGAAACACTAACTTTTGCAGCAGGAAGCAACGTAAGTATAACTGAAGCAGCAGGTACAGTAACCATTTCATCATCAGGCGGTGGTGGTGGTGGAGATATTACAGCAGTAACAGCAGGAGATGGTCTAACAGGTGGTGGCACAACAGGAGATGTAACACTAAATGTAGCAGGTGGCACAGGTATTACAGCAAATGCAAATGATATTGCTATTGACTTTACTGACTTTGATACAGATGATATTACAGAAGGTACAAACAAGTTTACAACTGCTGCAAACCTTACAAAGCTAGGCAATATATCAGTTACACAAGCAGTAGACCTTGACACAATGGAAAGTGATATTGCTACTAACAATGCTAAAAACACATATCCTAGTGCTGATGCAACAAAGGTTGGACACATCTCTGTAACACAAGCTGTTGATTTAGATACAATAGAAAGTAATGTAGCAACAAATAATGCGAAGATAAGTTTTGATAGTACTTCATCTACTAAACTAGGTACTATTGAAGAAAATGCAGATGTTACTGATACAGCTAATGTTACCGCAGCAGGAGCGTTAATGGATAGTGAAGTAGATGCTGATATTAAAACGCTTTCACTTCCTGCCAACACTACTATATCTGCCTTTGCCAAAACAATACTAGATGATGCTGATGCTTCAGCAGTAAGAACTACAATAGGTGCAGGTACAAGTAACTTGGCACTTGGCACAACAGCAGGTACAGCACTAGAAGGGGATACCGTTATCCCTACAAACAACAACCAACTTACAAACGGAGCAGGATATACTACCAATACAGGTACAGTAACAAGTGTGTCAAGTTCTACTACAAATCAACTTACAGTAGCATCAGGCACTTCTACACCTGCTTTAAGTGTTGTTACAGGTACAGTTGCAGATGCAGGTACAGCTTTAGCGACAGGCGACCAAATACACACATTTGTAACAGGTCAAGGATATATTACAGGCAACGAAACAGTAACACTATCAGGAGATATAACAGGAAGTGGTACAACAGCTATTACAGCAAGTATAGCAAATAACGTAGTAGGTGCTGATGAATTAAACGTAAGTGGTAATGGTACATCAGGGCAAGTATTAGCTTCTGATGGAGATGGCACTTTTAGTTGGGCAGATGCAGCATCAGGTGGTGGTATAACTCCATCTGTAATAAGCACTAACACAACAGCAGTAAAAGATTATTTATATGTTTTTACAGCAAGTTTAACACTAACATTACCTGCAAGTCCAAGCGCAGGAGATGCTTTAAAAATAGTAAATTTAAGTAATACATCAACTTGTGTTATAGCAAGAAACGGAAGCAATATAATGGGTGTAGGAGAAGATTTAACACTAGATAACACAAACGCAAACTTTGAAATAATATATGCAGCAGCAACTCAAGGATGGGTGCTAGTTGGAGCAAACTAATAAAACTATGAGTAATTATTCACAATTTTTTCCTGAAGGAGATACAAGTATAAAAAGAAACCCTAATGACCTGCCTATCATTTATCTACAAGGAGATAGTATAGGGAATGTGCCTGATAATTGGTATAGAAGTAATCTAACAAATAATTCAGGAACTAATATAGCATCTAATAGTTCTAGTAATCCTTTAACAGGAACTAGCGCATCTTTAAGTCAAAATTTAGCATCTGCAACTCAAACAGCAAACACAGAAGCAACATTATTAAATATAACAAGTGGAAGTGGTTTTTTGTGTAATGTTATAACAGCAACGTCAGGAGATAGTGATAGTGGTTCTAATGCAGGTACTCAAACTATTAAAATAACAGTAGATGGTACTGAATATACTTTTAGCTATGACTTAAGTTCAACAACAGATGGAACAAGGCTATTGTGGGGTTATCACAGTAGAGGAGATTTTTATACAACTAATTTAAGTAATGATACCACAGCAGTAGGTTTTATGGGTAATGGTGGTTTAACAAATCAGCCATCATTATCTTTACCAACATATGTAGATGTTGGAAGTAACTCATATCATCCAAGCGTAAAAATATATAGTGTTCACGAATTTATACACTACAATTTACCAAGATTGAGGTTTGAAACAAGTTTAACAGTAAAAGTAACTAATACAACTATGTCTAGTGATAGTGCAGGAGATGCCTTTCAAATGAAAGGTGGTTGCTCTTACATATTAGATACAACAGTAGTTTAAAAAAAAAATGATGATAATAGAAAATATAACACATCCAAACCAAGAGCCACAAGATGGAGATTTACTTCGTTATAATTATGATAATGGGGTTATTATAGAAAAAAGATTTTATGAAGAACAACCACGCACTCAAAACCAACTTCTAAAAGAAGAACGTCAATGGAGAGATGCAGAGTTAAAAAGTACTGATTGGATAGTATCTGTAACAGACCATCC